GACCGACGACCCGTGCTACCACGCGGACGCGGACGCGCTCGGTTACCCGACCTTCGTCCGGCACGACGTGGTGGGCCGACACTTCCCCGAGAGCCTGCCGCCGATGGAGTTCCGCGGCCACGACCGAACGAGGTACGCCCGGTGATCACTGCTCTCCTGGTGTTCGTGTCCGTGCTCGCCGGGGCCGTGATCGGCTGCGCCCTCACCTTTTGGCGCCTTCCCCGTATACTCTCCGTGATGACACCTGATCAGTTCCGGGCGTTGATGGATCGAGTGGATGCGGAGGACAGGCGTGGCATGGATAGCTGATCTGGCGCTCCGGATGGCCGGTGCTTCCGTCGGAGAGACCCGGGCCCGGCCGTCCGCGCTCACCAGCACCACGGCGCCCGCCGGCGCCCTCCAGTCGCCGAACTTCTACGCGCCGCACCAACCGCAGTGGCCGAACTACGACGGCCCGAACTCGATCCTGCGCGGCTACGAGCGCACGCTCTATGCGATGCGCTGCATCGACACGATCGCCAACAGCTTGGCCGGTTTGGACTTCGTGGTGGGCAACACGCGCACGAAGACGCCGCGGGACACGGCGCCGCTCGCGCAGCTGCTCGGCCCTCCGCCCGGATTCCCCAACACGCGGTGGTCGTCGGCCGCGCTGTGGAAGTACGCCATCAGGCAATATTTGATCTTGGGGAAATGGGCGTGGCTGCACGAATACGACTCGGCTGGACGGATCGTCGGGCTGTGGCCACTTCAGGCGCAGTACGTCATCCCGATCAAAGCCGCGCAGAACAGCACCCAGGACTACTTCGAGGGTTACGAGTACGGCATGGCCGGCATGCCGAATTACAGGCGGTTCCGGCTTGACGAGATCAGCTACTTCTGGCGCCCGTCGCAGCGGGACCTTTCGCAGCCGGAATCCCCGGTCAACCTGGCCGCAATGGAGATCAACGTCTACAGCCTGCTCAACCAGTACGATCAGGGCTTCCTGATGAACGGCGGGGTTCCCGCCCACATGATCATCACGCCGCCGTGGGAAACCAAGGAAGACCGATCCTCGTTCCGCCGCCAGTTCCGCCGCGACTTTTCGGGGCCCGCCAACGCGAACAAGGTTATGTTTGCCGAGCGTGAGGTCGAACCGGGCGAGACCGGCACCACCAGCCCGCAAGCGGTGGAGGTAGTCCAGTTAGGACAGTCCCAAAAGGACAGTCAGTTGGACACCTTGCGCAAGGAGAAAATTTACGACATCTGTGCGCTTTTCGGCGTGCCGCTTTCGATCCTGGGCCGGTCGGAGAACAACAAGTACGACACGGCCGACCAAGACCGGATCAACTACTGGCTCGAAACCGTTCAGCCGCTCGCGCGCGATGTCGCGGACATGGTCAACATCAACATCGGCCGCCTGGTGTCCACCACCGACGCGGGCTGGTTCGACCTGTCCCAGGTCCCGGAGCTTCGCCCGAAGCCCGTGATCGACCCTGCTCAGGTTCCGGCGCTGCTGGCCGAGCAGGTGTTCACCGTGGACGAGATCCGCAAGCTCAACTGGGACCTCGACCCCCTGCCCGAGGACGCCTTCCCAGAGCCGGCCGCGGAACCGCCGCTCCCCGCGATCGAGTCGACCCCGCCCACCGATGCGCCGCCGGCCGACACCGGAACGGGGAGCGTGGTGCCGGTCCAGGCTGCGCGCGCGGTGCGGCTCGATCAGCTGGAGACGTTGCGCGGGCTGCTCGCGGTGGAGCTGGCCGACCAGCGTGCCGAGATCGAGCGGCGGCGCGACGGCGCCCGCGGCGGCCGGTTGCGCGCTCGCGCGGCGGTGTCGCTCGCCGGTGTGTACGACACCGAGCACTGGCACGCGCGCATGGCCAAGCGGCTCGCGCCCGCGCTGGACGCGCTCGGTGTGCGCGCGGCGGACCAGGACTCCTACCTGGCCGACATCACGGCCGAGGTCTTCGACCACCTTGCGGGGGGCATGTTCGGCAGCGCCTTTGATACAGACTTGTACATGAACTACTTGGACGCCTACCTCCCCACGCCCGGTGGCGTGCCGATCGCGTCCGTACAGGCTGCGCTCATGCAGCTCGCGGCAGGTCGGCCGTGACGGCGCCCCAGCTGGACGCCCAGGCGGCCCAGACCGCGCCAGGGTCCGCGACCGAGCCCGAGGTCATCGCGGCCGTGACCGCCCTTCTGCTGGCCGGCACGTCGATCGTGGGGGTGTCGAGCGTGATCGGGCGGCTTCCCGGGCTGACGCCGGCCCTGGTGGAGATGGCGCTCCGGTCGGCCCGGGTGGCCAGCCTGATCAATGAGGCGGTGGTGACGCCGGAAGCTGGCCGGATGACCCCGGCCGCCCGTGTAAAGCGTTATACGTCGGGGGTGATCGCGCAGGCTCGTGCGGCCTACCTCGTACGGGCTTCCCGCCGGCTGGCCTACGCCGCCTTCGAGGACCAGACCGGCGCCGCCTTGGCGAAAGCACGCAAGGCCGAAGCGCGCTACCGGGCAAACCACCGGCTTATCAGCCAGAGCCGGCGCCGTTCCGGCTACGCCGTGACACGCGCTATCGGCCGCCGCCGGCCCGACGCGCAAGGCCGGATCATGCTGGGCTGGTACCACACACGCCCGGATCAGCCGCCGTGCCCACAGTGCGCACCGTACGTCGGCCGCAACTTCGACGCGCTCCGGCCACCGGTGGTTGGCTACCCGGGCATGGTCCACCCCCACGACTATTGCAAGCCTGGACCACCGATTGGAGTACGAACATGACGGAAACGCGCTCGGCCGCGATCACGGAAGTGCGCGACGCGGCCGACGGACACGCCGCGGGGTTCACCGCTCGCGTGTGCAACTACGGCGTGCGAGACGCGCACGGGACCAGCTGGGCGCCCGGGGTGTTCAACGACTCGCTCCGGTCGCAGATTGACGGGGAAGGCTCGATCCCGCTGGTCTGGGGGCACGACTGGAACGATCCGGTCGGTCGGGCGGTCGCCTGGCGCGAGATCGAGCGGCGCGACGCGAACGACCCGGGCGGGCTCGAAGTTGACTTCGAGTTGGACGACTTCGACGCTGTTCCGCGCGCGAAGCAGGCCTACGCCCAACTCAAATCTGGGACCATGCGGCAGTTCTCGTTCGCGTTCGACCGAGCCTCTGACGAGCAGGACCCGACGCTGCGCAACACGGTCCGCGTGACGCGGGCCGGCGTGAGCGAGTTCTCGGTCGTGATGCGGGGGTCGGTACCTGGCACGAAGCCTCTGGCCATCCGGTCCGCCGAGACGGACATGATCGAAGCTGCCCGCGCCGCCGAAATCCTGGAAGGCTTCCGGTCCGGCTCGATCACCCTCGATCAGGCCATGGCCGAGCTGAACGGCGAGACGCGCGCCGCGGTCCCGCAGTTCGAGTTCCGCGCGATCGGTGACGGCATGGAACCGGACGCCGCGAACCAGGTCCTCACCGACGTCGACACCGCGATGGCCTCTGTCGCGCAGTCCCTCAGCCGCGACGACATCGTGTCCGCCGCGACGTTCTTCGAGACCGCATCCGAGCGGTTGATCAGTCTCTTGAACCTGCTCGGCCGGACGCCGTCCGCCGATTGGCCGGAAGGCTGGATGCGCTCGTCGGCCCCGACCGCCACCGAGACGCGCACCGAAGCGCCACCGGCCGTTGACAACCCCTGCCCTGATTTGGACGTCGAGTCCGCGCTGGCCGCACTGGGCACGCTGGGCCAGCTCCAGCGGCAGGCCGGGCTGAGAAGCAGCGCGCACCGCCGACGCCGGTGAGGGCGGTCGCCTGGGTTCCGCAATTCGATGCGAGCGCCCACTACCGGCTGATCCATCCTGCCCGGGTGCTGGGCGTTTCGGTGGTGACCTCTGTCGACTCGGTGGGCACCGCGGACACGATAGTCACGAACCGGCCGCTCACGGCCAAGCAGCGCGCCGTGATTGAAATGTGGGCCGACGAAGGCCGCCGCGTGATCGTGGACATGGACGACGATTTCGATGCGATCCCGCGCGGCCACAAACTCTATGGCCGGCACCCGACCGTGGACCTTCACCGCGCGTGCGAAGCGGCCACCGCGGTCACCTGCTCCACACCGGCGCTCGTGGAGCGCTACGGCCACGGGCACGGCGCGCTGATCCGCAACGGCATCCCCGAGAATGTGCTGGACGTCCGTCGGGCCGGACGCCGCGAACCGCGCCCGTGGATCGGCTGGTACGCCTCCCTCGCGAGCCACCCGCACGACGCGCCCGCGCTCGGAAACGCCGTGGCGAAAGCGCTCGCTGAGCGGCCGGACACCGAGTTCGTCTACGCCGGTCCCGACCATGACGTCGGCCCGCTCTCGCGCATCCTGGGCATCCCATCGGTACGTGGTCTGGGGTTCTTCTCGATCGAAGGCCTGTATCGCGTGATCGCGGAGTTCGACGTGGGGGTTGTACCGCTGGATCTCTCCCCGTTCAACCGGGCCAAGAGCTGGCTCAAGGGCTTGGAAATGGCCGCGCTCGGTGTGCCGGTCATCGCTTCCCCCACCGACGAGTACCGAGAGATGGCTCGCCAGTGCGGATGCACGTTGGCCAGCAACGAAGAGGACTGGGCCCGTTGGCTGGGCTACGTGACCCGGATCCGGGAGTACCGCGAGCACCGGGTCAAGTGCGGCCGGGACTTCGCCCGCCGGCACACGATCGAGCGGCGTATTGACGAGTGGCGCGCGGTCTGGTTTGCGTGACCGATCGTGCTACCGTGGGTGACAACGCCGCTGGCAGAGTGACCGAGCTGCATGCGATCGCACCGAGTCCGAGCGCGTATAACGCTATACACGCACACGACTACAAGGAGTGATCTTCCGTGGCCCAGACCACGCTGGAGTGGCGCCGTGACGCCACCGAGGACGAACTGCGCGCCCGCGCCACCGAGATGCGTTCGGAGTGGGCCGAGCTGTCCAAGAGCGACCGCGAGTCCGACGGATACCGTAAGGGCAAGGCGGACTTCCTGGCTGAGCTGGACGACATCGACGTCCACCTGTCCCTGCGCAGCATCGAGAACACCCCCGCGGCGTTCCAGCGCGGGATTCCCGCCGGTGGACAGCCGATCGGCGAGCAGCGCGACCGCCGGACCCCGGGTGAGATCGTCACCCAGAATGAGGCGTTCTCCGACTGGTGCAAGCGCGCCGCCGCCAAGGGCACCATGATCGGCGAGAGTCCGTCGGTGGAGCTGCGCTCCCTGGCCGGTGTCGAGTTTCGGGACACCGTGGCCGAGCACGACACCAACGGCTCCGGCTCGTTGCTCCCCGTCGGACAGCCCTACCTGGTGGACACCCGACGTCGCCGGCTGTTCATCCGGGACCTGATCGGTGTGCAGCAGACGGCCCTTTCGGCCATCCCGTACGTGCGGGAGCTGAACGCCGTTGCGAACCAGAACTCCGCGAGCACCGTGGCGGAGACGGCGACCAAGCCGGAAGCCAAAATGCAGTTCACGCCGGACCTGGCGCCGGTCCAGGTCATCGCGGACACGATCCCGATCACCACGCAGATCCTCGAAGACGCGACCACCCTGGTCGGCTACATCAACGGCCGGTTGATCTACATGCTGAAGTTCCGGGAGGAAGACGAGATCCTCCGCGGCAACGGGGTCACCCCGGACCTCAAGGGCATTCTGTCCTACACGGACGTCCAGACGCAGGCCGCGGTGACCGGCGAGGCTGCCATCACGATTGGTAACGCGATCGCGAAGATTGAACTCGTGGACGGCTACGCTGACGGCGTGGCGATGAACCCCGCCGACTACTGGGCGATGATGACGCACCGCGCCGCCGGCGGATCGGGGAACTTCGACGCCAACGCGTTCACCAGCGCCCCGATCCAGTACGTGTGGGGTCTGCCGGTGGTCCGGACGAACAGCATGGCCTCGAAGCAGTGTCTCGTGGGCAACTACGCGCTCGGTGCCACTCTGTTCGACCGGTCGCAGTCCGGCGTCAGGGTGTTCGAGCAGCACAGTGACTACGCTGCGAAGAACATGATCCTGCTCCGGGCGGAGGAGCGCGTGGCGCTCGCCATCAACCGGGCCGATTTCTTCGTCAACACCACCCTGCCGTAGCC